TGCCGCTGATATCGTTGCCAGCCTTGGTGCGGCCGGCAGCGTGAAGCCGATCGGCTTCGAACGCAGCGTGCATTACACTGTCGGCTTCAACCTTATTGCGGTACGCATGACGCAGCGCCACGAACGAACCGGGCTGGCGGTAGTCCCAATCCCAACGAGACTTGAAGCCGGCATCGCGAAGCGCCGCGGCGAAAGCGTCATCGGCCAGATTGGCCGCTTCAATCGCGTCTTTAAGGTTAAGCATGACATGACCTCCAGGGTTCAAGACGTTTCGATTTGGGCAACATATATTAGGTGTGTTAGGTTGTCAAGCGGGGTTAGAGAAAAAAGATTGAATTCTTTTCTCGAGCTCTGTGTCATCTTGTCCCACATGAACATAAGGCGGGTTATCCACCGCGTCATAAGGGGCGAACGGCTTGGCAGTGCGCGGCATTGGATCCGATGCCAGGTGGCCGTCATCCTCACGCTGCAGCGCCTCCATCGCGGTGCGACCGCCAGCCACATAGGCGTCAAGGTATTTGCGCTTGATCGGGCCAGAGCTGCCGGTGGGATGATTAGCGGCCACATGCCAGCCAAGGTTACGGCCACGCACCTTGTCATAATATTCGGGGTGCGTGCCAGGCGTCAGCAAAACCATTTCCTCGCCTACAGCCTTCCTATGCACGGCCACGCTCGCGGCCAGAGACGTGACACGCGCGAATAGGTCATGCGGTAGTTTTTTGGTTATTCCGCTTTCCCATCGCAGATAGGTGTTGCGAGGCATAGTGAGGCGAAACGCCATTTCGGTTTGAGTGATTCCGATTGCTTCGCGCATCGCTTTTAGCTCTAGGTGATCCATTTTTTGCTCCTATTGGTGCAACGAGCCGGGATATTTGGACGCTTTGCACCACTTTGTCAAGCGGTTTGTACCACTATTGCACCAGTTTAGTGGTGCATTTGCACCAAAAAAACGCGAAAAAGTGGTGCTTTTGCACCATAAAAGTGGTGCAAAGTGCGGCTGAAAACAGTGCAAAACTGGTGCAAATGCACCATAAACGGCCAGCCTAGCAGGATTTAGGCTTGATACTATAAAACGCTAAGTGGCTGATAAGGCTCATACTATCAATGTACGGGGTTTTTTGACCCATAACACATAGTTCTGAGCGCGGGGTGTTGCACCAGTGGTGCAACACACAGAAAAAAGCACTAGGGGTATCTTTATGGAAATAATAATATAATAATAATAGGCTGAGACAGTTTGTTTGTTTTCAATCACTTATGGCAATCTCCTCACAATTCCCCTTATTACCATCCTAGATGTTATTGATTTCCTTATGCTGCCGTGGCGATAGGCTCGGCGCATTTAGTTGCGTGCGCAATTAAGCGGGTCGCCTGGCGCTTAATGTGTCGATAGTTGCGCGCGCAATTAAGTTGGGAGGAATTGAAGGCTCGGACGGGGTGAACTCTATTTTTTCGCACAGCAAACAAACCGCTTGCATTTTTGAAACCTGATATATAATCTCGGCGCACAAACACCACAGGAATAAATATCATGTCCCGAGGACGTCCTACCACGATTGACCACAAGAACATGACGCTCAGTGAGCGCAGGGCTTATCAGCGCGTCGTGGCCAAGCGGCACGAAGATCGCAAAAAGGCGGGACAATCCGTGCGTCGGCTAAGGCTTGGAGATATGACGACTTGCAAGCTGTGCGGGGTCGAGAAGCCCTTTACCGCTGAATTTTTTGCGCCGCGGGGAGACGGTTCTTCGCGGCTGCATCGTCGGTGCAATCCTTGTCACGCACAGCGCTTAGCCTTCCGCGGTGTAGGTGAATATAAGAAATACGGGCTTACCAAGGAGGGCCTTGCGACGCTGCGCACTCGGCCCTGCGTCCTATGTGGCAGCACTAAACTCCTGCGCATCGACCACTGTCATGCCACAGGCAAACTTAGAAATACCCTCTGCAACGCCTGTAATTCGGGTTTGGGTTTCTTCCGCGACCGTCCTGATCTTCTCCGTCTTGCGGCCCAGTACGTCGAGCACTATGCTGCGCGCCACGCAGGAGCTTCCTGATGCACTCCCTACCCCTCACCCAGTCTCTCCTAGCCTTCCTAGGCGGCTATCTATCCATAGCGGCCGCCGTGGCCGTCTCCACCTACACCCCCCGCAACAAACGCCACTGGGCGTTGATCTCCCTCTTGTGGCTGCCCATCCTGATCGTCACCTGCATCTCGATCGTGCAGACCGTCGTTGTGCTGCGTCGGTACGACCTGGACTGAACCATTCCCTTCGTCCAGACTTACCTATCCAGCCTCACTCCACAGAAGGATCACGCCCATGTATTTCTCCATTGCTGCTCCGCAGAACGTCACGCTTCCTGACGGAACGATCCTGAGCTTCCGCATCAACGCGCAGAACTCGGCTTTGTGCGAACTGCACGTCGTCGGTGTGGACGGTCAGGACGTGGCCGGCACCCACATTCTCACCTTCAACCGCAACGGCACGCCGAGCGACACGTCGTTCGTTCCGACGCCGGCGCAGCCTGCGCAGCCGGCCTACAAGACCGGGACCGACGCAACGGCCAAGCCCATGTCCGACTGGGAGAAGGACAAGGCGAAGCAGATAGAGGCCGACAAGCAGGCCAACCTCAATGCTCCGCCTCCGGCCGCTACCTTCGGTAAGCCTGTGGTGGACAGCAAGTCCGCAGTCTGATATACAATCGCTTCATAAGCGTTGAGTGAGCGTCCCCCCGCTTAATCGCCGGGCTTCCTCCCCTCCAGGGTTAGCCCGGCGATCCTTTCCGCAACGCGGAGCACCTTGCTTGCCCTTTGTTCGTCAGTCCTTCCCCGGCTCGAGCGCTCTTGCGGGCGCCGAGTACAACTCCGACAGTCGCGTACTGACGATCACGTTCAAGGGCGGTGGGCAGTCCTACACTTACCTCGACGTCCCACCCGACACCTGGGAGCAGCTTGTTTCGGCTGACAGCCCCGGCACGTTCTGGCGCAACTCCATAAAGGACCAATTCGGATGAGCGAGTTTACACAGTATCGTCGTAAGCAGATCGCAGAACTTCGTCCGTATCAGCAAGGTGAGTCGATGGACGGCGTTAGTATTTCGGCACCGGACAAGGAAGCGGGCTCGCCCAAAGCAGGGGACATGATTGCGCGCAATCCGAAGAACCACGCCGATCAGTGGCTGGTGGCCGCTCAATACTTCGCAGATAACTTTGAACCTTGTTAAGGAGAACTCATGGCTAAGCATCCAGGCTTCAAGGCAGTGCAGTCCAAGATCGAAGGCGAAGGCTAGATGAAGTGGTTCGGTATCCTGTTTGGTTCTTTGTGGGTCGGAGGTTGGCTGGCGGCTTTGCGCGAGACGGCTCCTCGCGAAGATGCCAGACTGTGGCAGCGTATCGTTGGGCCGATCGCGTTGTTTTTTCTGTGGCCAACTATTCGGAGATCACATGGCTAAGCACCCCGGTTTTAAGGTGGTCCAGAAATCTATCGAGGGCGAAGGCTATTCGGCGAAGTCGGCCGGCGCCATTCTCGCCAGCCGCACGCGCAAGGCGTCACCCGCGGCGAAGAAGGCCAATCCGAGGCTAAAGAAAGTCCGTGGCTGACCCGCCCTTCAAGATCGGCGATCAGGTCTGGGCCGAGTTCACGCATGGCGAGGCCACGACGTCTGGGCTGGTGACCCGACATGCCGGGCCGATCGTTGCCCTGACGCCGACCCACGCCCAAGTACAGTGCGCGGGTTATCTGGTATGGTTGGACCTCGGGATACTTAATAAATATCTAATGCAGGGGTCGTGAATGGAGACAACACGCAGACGATTTTTGGGGGGATTGTTAGCAACTACGGTGCTAGTTCCGATTATCGTTAGGGCGTACAAAAAATTAAACTGGGTGAACGTGCGAGATTTTGGGGCCATTGGAGATGGGGTTGCCAACGATACAACAGCAATTCAAGCTGCGTTCGATGCAGCCGAGAGTGAAGGCGTCGTTTATTTCCCAGAAGGGATATACCTTCGTACCGCTCCAGTTGTTATTGACTGCCCAACCACAATCACTGGTGGTGGGCACATGTAGGAGTTCCTGATGAGCAAAGGTCTGATGTTCTGGATCCTGATGCTGCTGTGGCTGGTGGTGTGGGGCGTGGGCACCTGGGGTGGGCCGTACTACGGCCACTACAGCACGGCGGTCAGCGGCCTTCTCCTGTTCGTCCTGTTCGCTCTCCTTGGGTGGACGGTGTTCGGCCCAGCCATCCGTGGCTGACGCGGCAGCTTTGTGCTACAAGCACGCATGACCGGCGGCGAGGTTGCGCAGATCATCACTTCGTTGGCGACGCTGATCGCTGCGGTCGGCGCGATCCTGATCGGCCTTCGCAACTCCACCAAGATCGAGCAGGTGCACAAGGCCACCAACTCGCTCACCGATCGGCTGGTCGAGACGACCAAATTGGAAGCGCACGCCGAGGGCTTGAAGCAGGGCCGGGACGAGAAGCGACCGCGGCCACCATGACCACCCGCGACGATACCATCCGCAAGCTGGCGGCCAACCCGCGCCTCGCTCATCAGGTGCTGTTCCGCCATCGCCATCCCGACGAGACGCCGGCCTTTCACGGCGAGATGGTTGATCTCTGGTACGGCCCGCATCCCCAGGTCCTGACCATGGCGTTCCGCGGCGGCGCCAAGTCCACGGTGGCCGAAGAGGCAATCGTTACAATGGCTTGCCTGCGGATGTTCAAGAACTGCATTATCCTGGGCGAGAACGAGCCCCGCGCGATCGAGCGCTTGACCGCCATAAAGCACGAGCTCGAGTCGAACGAGTTCATCTTTGATCTGTTCGGCCAGCAGGTCGGACACATCTGGCAGGAGAAGAAAATTGTCCTCAGCAACGGTACTGTCATTCAGGCGTTTGGGCGAGGTCAGTCTCTACGAGGAGCGAAGCATCTCGCCGCAAGACCCGACCTTGCCTTCGGTGACGACATGGAGGACGACGAGTGTGTGGCCACACCCGATGCTCGCGAGAAATTCAAGCAGTGGTTCCTCAAGGTTGTCATCCCGGCGCTCGCCCCCGGCTATCGCTTCCGCATCGCGGGTACTCCACTAGACCCCGAGTCGTGGTTGATGAAGCTGAAGGCGGCGCCTGACTGGCATACCCGCACCTTCCCGATCGAGAGCAAGGATCCGGTCACCGGCGAGCGTGTCGCCTCGTGGCCCAGCCGCTTCCCGCTGGAGGCGATCGACGTCAAGCAGAAGTCGTACCGCGATCTCGGCGCCGTGCAGGAGTACCAGCAGGAGTATATGTGCGAGGCGAGCGACCCCGCCAGTCGCACCTTCACCGCCGATCAGATCAAGGTCGAGCCGATCGTGCGCACCTGGCATCCAGTCTACGCCATGTTCGACCCGGCGCGCTCGGTCGACAAGAACAAGTCGGCAACGACCGGGTGGGCAGCGTGGTCGTGGGTGGCCAACAAGTGCATCGTCTGGGACGCCGGCGGCGGCTATTGGAAGCCCGACGAGATCGTGCGGCAGATATTCCAGGTCGATGAGGAGTTTCGGCCGATCAGCATCGGCGTCGAACAGACGGGTCTCCACGAGTTCATCATGCAGCCGCTGCGCGCCGAGCAGATCAGGCGGGGGCATCTGATCCCTGTTCAGGCGCTGAACGCTCCGATGCTCGGCCAGATCGGCGTCATCAAGGGGTTGCAGCCGTTCTTCAAGGCGGGCGAAGTGGTGTTTGCAAAAGAGTTGCCCGAGCTGACCAAGCAGATGCTAAGCTTCCCGACCGGTCACCGGGACACCCTCAATGCTCTGGCTTATGCTCCTCGCCTGCGGCCTGGGCTTCCTGTCTATGATGGCTTCCGCGCTGAACACGTATCTGAGCAAGCTGTGCCTCGCGGCCGAGAACCGGCTTACGTGGCCCTGGGCGCCACCGGACAATACACCACCGCCATCCTGTTCCAACTGATCCAGGGAGTTCTTCATGTCACGCACGACTGGTGTTGTGAAGGTGACCCTGGAGCTTCCCTTGGAGATATCGTTCGCGCCGCAGGCATGGCCGCCAAGCGCGGTATTCAGTTCCTCGCCGGAGCGCAACACTTTGACCCTCACGATACTGTGGGTCTACGGGCCGCGGCACGTAAAGTCCCTATCGGAGTTGATCGAGGAGGTGCTGTATCGGCTGGCCGCGAAGCCCTCCGAGGCTTCCTCGCTAACTCCAAGCGAGGCAACCCAGGATTTGCCGTCCACCCTGATGCCCGCTGGGTTATTAACGCCCTTGCCGGAGGCTACTGCCGGGACATTACCAAGGCCGGAGTTGTCACTGACTTCCCTGTTGAAGGACCATATCGCACGCTCATAGAGGGGCTGGAGAGCGCGGTCGGGCTGATGCGCGCCGGCTTCATGTCAGAGGATGACAACTCCCGCCGGTTCGACTACGCTCCCGATGGTCGCAAGTACCTGACCGCCTTGGCGCAACCGAGGGCGGGAGGGCTGCAGCCGGTCAAGGGGTAGTAATGCAGATATCGGATATCGGCACGCGAGGTTGGGGCAAATCCGAGGTGATCGTCGATAATACTGACGATTTCCTAGAGATGGTCGATACGATATTGTCGGCTACGTCCGGCGCGCTGCCCAAAATCGAGCACACAACGTTTCAAGTGCGCTTCCAGTTCTGGGGTTGTTGGTACGCGCTAGAGCTTGGTGAGTGGGACGATCACGTTCAGGCGATGCGTGCAGCGGGCTGGGTTCACTAATGGCCGACGATGAACTCGACGACCTGACGCCAGACCCGGAGGAGGTCGACGAGGAGCCGCAGCCGCTTGGCCGCGACGACGAGCTGTCGACTCGCAAGAGCGTCGAGACCCAACTCCTTGATCTCTATCAGGAAGTGGAGAAGGGCTTTGTCAACCAGTACCAGCGCTCCAACGATCAGATGGACTTCTGGGATATTTACAACTGCCAGCTTGGCGGCAAGCAGTTCTACTCGGGCAACAGCAAAATTTTTGTGCCCTTGGTGAAGGACGCAGTGGACGCGCGCAAGACGCGGTTTGCCAATCAGGTGTTCCCGCCTTCCGGTCGCTATGTCGACGCCATAAGCGAGGACGGCACCGAGCCGTTCGCCACCTTGTCGCTGCTCGACCACTACGTTCGCAAAGCCAAAGTCAGAACGGAAGTGATGCCGGCGCTATTGGTCAACGGCGATGTAGAAGGACAGTATACCATCTGCGTGTCATGGTGCGAGGACGAGCGCTACGTCGTCGAGCGCGTCAAGGCGCCGGTCATGGCCGAAGGGCTGGACACCGGCGAGGAGACCGACGACCTGCGCGAGAGCGAGGTCAAGGGCGGCTACCCGCAGGTCGAAGTGATCGCCGACAGCGATCTGTGCATCCTGCCCGCTACGTGTGACAGCCCGTGCGAAGCGATCCGGGTCGGCGGCTCGGTTACGGTGCTGCGCCGTTGGAGCAAGGCGCAGATCAAGCAGATGGCGCGCGAAGGGTGCATCAGCAAGGCCGGCGCCAAGGCCTTGATCGAGGAGATGACCGATGGCAAGTCGGGCCAACCTAAGACTGATAAAGCCGAGCACATGGTCGACGCCGCAGGCATCAAGAACGTGCGAGGCTCCAAGCACGCCCTTGTCTACGAGACCTGGAGCATCATCGCAGTTCGTAAGGGAGAGCGGCGTCTTTGCCGTACTTATTTCGGGGGCAGTGATAACATT